ACAATGAGAAGACATCGAGACTCTACACAGATCTGTCGCTTATGACTGCAATAAAGGCATGGCGAATCATCGTTGTTTTACCCTTGCGTATCACTACCGAAATGTGGGATCCTGATTGTTTCGGATTAAATGCAATGATCGGGATGTGACGTTGGTTTACTTTAATTCCGCCCCATAATCTACTGGGTTTGGCCTTCGGCGAAACTTTAATCTGACGGTTAAGGTATTTTTTATTGATATTGTAACGCTCTTTAATGCTTTTTTTGATGAGAGGTACCGCACCCGACAACGCACTATTGACGCCTTGCGCTGTGCCGCGCAATATCTCATTGGGGGATAGCTTGCTGCGAAACTCGTTTTGTATTCGCTCTACCTCGCCGCGCTTTTCTTGTGTGATCTTGATCTCCATAACGTCAGATTATTGCAGGGGAGCGTCCGCTGTGTGGGTGGCCGCCTCGCCTCGTTCGTATTCTTTCAGTTTCTCGTCGATTTTGAGGTACAAATCCACCGGCTGGGGCGTCCGGCGTTTTAGATCCTCATACCACTGGCGCGATACGCCGGCCTCGCGGCACAACTGCGAAATGGATACATTAGCCGCGTTCGCCCGTCGCCGGATGTCGTTCGCCAAGTCTTTGTCGCTTTTTTTCATAATCCAAAAAATTATAAATACATTGATTTCAACGCATTCCGGCACCTGCCATCTCTTTCGGCCCGCAGATGCAACTCCGCCATGTTCTGCTCGACATACTCCTGCACATTCGCGGGACACTTGCCGCTCTCATACATGGCCAGCAGATACTCGGCAGGGACTTTCGCTATTACTTCGCCCTTGTAGCTGCCGAACGGCATACGGTCGTCCGTCTTCTGTTTCCGATCGGCAGCCTCGGTGTCCCTGCGTTGCTCGATGGCGGGCTTGTGCTCCTCAATGTACCGTGCTACACTTTCCGAACATTTGCCGTTCTCGTGAAGCCATAGCAGGTAATCGGCGGGGACGCCCGACATGGGACGCCCCTTGTATTTGCCGTATGGCATGGCGCTGGTGTCTGTCAGCCTCCACATAGTCAATAGCGTTTTCCGTGCTTATATCCTCGGCCCTCGTTGTACTGCATTTTCATCAGAACGTGCATTTCGAGATCGATGCCGAGTGCGGTGGATAAGTCGAGCAGGCGAATGGTCGCGTCGGCCAGCTCGTCCTCGAACGTGTCTTTAACGTGCGCCTCGAACTTTTCACGGAACGGAAAGATTTCACAGGGTTCTTTACCGGAAAAAGCCAATAAGTCGGCCCGTTTGTTCTTACGATCGGCTTCCAACGCTTCGGCGAGTTCCGAAACGGTCAGCATTAAAGCACGGGGGATGTCGATCGGTTCATCGTGGAACCCTTTCGCTTTGGCGGTTTCAAATGCGCGTCGCCCCAATTCTTTGAGTGTTAAATTTCCCATGATTTATTTCATTTTTGAAAGGTTTTTACTCACATAATCCGTAAAAGCTCATGCAACTGGTCGCCGTGTCGTCGTCGAACAGGCTGCCGGTCGCGTTCTGCCATTTGACATATTGTACTACATCGTTTATTGTCGGATATTTCTCGCCGCTGGTGATCGCGCGGGCAGGGATTTTATCCGGCCCAAAAAACGACGACTTTATGTCATGCTCCAGCGTGGCAATCTGCTCAATGCGATCCGGAGACTGGCGGGAGATGTTCAGTATATCCCGCTGGTTCGCCATGACGCACGGCCAGCACCCTACACGCTTATAGCCCATCGTGTAGAGCGGATTGGGTTCAAGCCCCGCAGAGAGGATGTAATCGATCACCTGCTGCGCCGACCAATCGAATACGGGACGCAGTAGGTCGTCAGCGTATTGCTTTCGGAACACCTGCACGTCGCGACCGCGATAGGTGTGCATCTTTGGTTTGCCCTCTTTATCATAACCGTACGGCTCGAAATAGTACTTAAAGTACGTGCATTGCTTTGACATAGCCGCACGGTTCAGAGATTCCTCCTTGCGTATGCCTTGAATCATCAGCATATTATCCTGCACGTTGTCGAGCACATAGTCGATGCACGGCTTGGTTTTCAACTCTTGGGTACAGAATCGGGCGCGGGTGGACGGCCAACGCTTTTTCTGTTTGGCCAAATCGACCATCCCATCATACTTGGGCGACTTGAGCGTTACGAGGTCGAGGTTTAGCCGGTCGGCGATGCGATAGATGTACTCGTAGGTCAGCGGGTGCTCCCATCCCGTATCGCAAAACACGGCGGTAAATTTGGTGGTGATGTGCTCGCGCACCCACAACAGCGCTGCAAGGCTATCCTTTCCTCCGGAAAATGTTACGATTACTTTCATATACCAAAGTATTTTATACAGTTACAGATCGTGATTGTCGGATTGGCCCATTGCCGTTGAAACCGGCGCCAATCGGTTGAATATTTGCCATCATGATCGCGAAACAACATCGCCATCGGCATAAAACCGGCTCGCCACGCCTCGCCCATCCGTGTCTGTGCTTTCTCGAACGTGTCTCCCTCGTAACCGCACAATACATAACACCTCATTGAGTTGCTGGATTTGGTGAAGCCTGCCTCGATAAGCATTTTGCCTGCCTCAACGAGCGGTTCCAGGTCGTTGGGGGTGTCGTAGGCGAAAAATAGCGATTGGGGATGCAAATCATGTATCCGTTGCGCCATCGTCGGAGTTAGCAACGCCGCCTCCAGCCCTCCGGTAAATTGCGGCTTGTACGGCTGACGGGCAAGCATGGCAAATACCTCGTCAATGTGCTCCGGAGAGCAGGCCAGCAGGTTGTCATCGGTCAGAATCCAGCCGTCGGTAACTGGCAACTCTCGGAGCATTCCGCCCTCACGCTTGGGAACAGCGCAAAACCAGCATCGATTCGGACATCCTCGGCTGGTAATCACGTATCCGTGCCTCATGTACATACCAGGGATAAAATCGCCGCCCGGCTCATTGTAAGCGGGGCCGCCGATCTTCACCGGTGCAACCGGCTCCCATTGTTTCGCCAACCATTCAGCGATCGGTATGTCCCAGGTGAACGTTACAGAAACGTGCACCTCGTCCGCTTCGTCGAAAAAGGACGGAGTTTCGCGGATACGTACCAGCTCGTCGGTTGGCGTAGCATTCGTCTTGGTTGGGAATACTCGTATTATCCGTTTTTTCATATCCATTTCAGAATAATTTTTGCTGCATTTGGTGATCGATCAATCTTCAATAACTCGTACGTAGGTATCGTTTATGGTTCGACCTATCTCTATCAACCTCAACGCGACCATCTCCTCCAGTACGATATGAAAGTCTGTGAGGGGTCGAGAAAACCCCGTTTTCGGCATAAGTCCATCGCGTATGACCAGCGCGTCGGCGGGCACTCTGTTTGCAATCCGGCGGGTGCGTTGCACCTCGCGGACGTGGCGCAGTATCTCGGCGTGCAAGGGGTTGGCTGGTTCCATTTATTGCCCGCTTAATTTTTCAACGATCCGCATCTCTCGTTCGGATAACTCCCATACTATGACCTTTTTCTCCACCGCTGCTCTTTCGGCGGCAACTCTTTCGGCGGCGGTATGCGAGATTAAAAAACCGGAGCCGTAAATCGTTTTCCCGTGCTTCTTTTGGATGTCAAGCGCAGAGTGATGCACCATTTCCCGCTTGTCTATCTTTATCTCTCCCTTGTTTTTCACGACGTACGCTACATCCGAAACCGTCAGCACGCAGTCCGGGTATTTGTATTTCGGCAACTCCGCTTTCGGTGCCGAGCAAATGGCGTCTATCCCCTCATATAGCACAGGATCACCTATTACACCGGCCTCGCCGAACATATTGGACAAAAAAGATGTATTTACTTTTGCCCCGTTTTCGTAAACGATAGCGGCGCCGCATACGATCCGTGTACAGTCAATGTCAGCGCTGAACAATGTCAGATGCGGGGCAAACAGGAAAAACTTGATCCCTCGTTTCAGATAGAACCGGACAATTTGAGCGATGATCGAAAAGGGCGGGTTGTCGATCACCACGCAATTATCGGGATAGACCAGGCTTTCGTAATCACCACCCGGATAGAACGGGCGGACAACGGTCATCCCATCTATATCGCAATGATCGGCTACATATTGCAAAACATAGTCATACACCGCTGGGGGCGTATAGCAGTCGTCGGTCGTTTTCTTGGGCTTGAATTTTTCCACAAAGCCCTCGTAATCGTCGAAAAGCCCTTTTTGCGACTTTCCGCGATTCGTGAACACGTGCTCCTCTTGGCCGAATAAATTTATACTTTTCATATCATGCTGCATTTTCAAAATCCAAAATCACGCGCCCCAATGCTTCGCAGAGCACGCGGGCCATTGTAACCTCAACAGCGTTGCCGATGAACTTCTTCTGCTCGGCCTGTGTACCGACCAGTTTGTAGTTGGCGGGGAAACCCATGATGCGTTTCAGTTCGGGAATCTTCAACATTCGCATCTTCACATCGACCAGCCCGTACAGTGCCATAAACTCCTTTATCTGCACCACGATCGGGCTGTCTGTTGCATAGACCTCGTAAATCAGCGTATCGACATCGTGGCGGATGAACGGCGCAAGATGCTGCACGTCGGCCTCCGTTGTAACGATACTGGGCGGTCTTTTGTCCATCCGTGCGATCAGCGTGAAGCACGGGCGATCTATGGGCGCCCCCGCTGATGCGAATTGCGGGTTGAGTAGGTAACGACCTTTACGGGCCGGTGTCTCCGAGCAACACGTAACGAGGCGGTGTTTTGGCGTGGGGGTTACAGTCCCGGCCAGCACCTTGACGGACGCGGTGCGTCCATTTCCGTACTGCATATTCAGGAATCGAGGACGCACCAGTTGGAGCCGGTCTTTTGTCGTGACGGTCGGGGCCGGCGCCTCGACGGGCGAGTTGTAGCCGTTGCTATAATACGCCGTCAGAAAATTGCCGGACACCAGTGAGTGGTGATCTACCGTCGTGATGGCGTGCGCCGGCCCGTCGATGCTGATGGCACGGTCGGCCGGCGATCCGCTGAAGTGCTTGGCAAGGAAACACGCCTTTGCCACGCCGAGCCTGCTCTGCACCGCAACCGTCGGGCATGGATCGTCGATGCCTGGCGCGACGTATTTGCCGCTTTGGCTCATGGAGTTGTATTTGACCATGAACGCCTCTTTGCCACCGGCGACGAACTTCACCAGCCCGGCGTGTATGCGCTCGAAGGTTGCATCCACCAGCGGCTTTTTGCGGCCGAATATGCTGGCGCCCTCGTCGTGCAAGTCCAGCACGTCACGAACCGGGCGCCACTTAGCGCGGGCGTCGAACAAGTTGGGGGCGGGCTTCTTGGTATGGGTGGGCGTCGGGAAAACGATGGGCAGCCGGCCGGCGGCGAAAATCCCGAAGAACCGGCGCCGGGAGGTGTAGGCCCCGAAGTCCGCCGAATCGAGGATG